GCATACGAGATTGCCGATGCCGGGGTATATCTCGCCGCGCTGCGGGCAAGCCTTCATCGCCTCGTACAATCGCAACGGAGCGTTGAACGCCAGATCGGACACGATGAACGTACGGGTGATCGTGATGCCATCGGACCCGCTTTGCAGGCTATGACCTTCGATGATGTTTTCGGCGACGACGGCCATTAGCCAAGCCCCATTCCAATCCTTAGAAATAAGTTTGTAGCTTCAAGCTGTGCTTTAATTGTTTCCGCTATCGCGTGCGCCTTTTTGTCTTCGACTTCCTTGCTCTCCGTCTTCGCCATGGACTGCACGCCAGCCAAAAGCGACGGGTCTATCTGGCGAACTTCGCCAGCGAGGCCTTGATCTGTTTTCGATCCTTTCGCCAGCCCAAGCGCGAACTTCTGCGCCTCTTCCTGATTCCGCACACTCTCCAGCGCGCGCCGGTCAATCGCTTCTTGTTGCTCCAGTAGTTTGCGCTGTTTCTCTTCTTCCTTGGCAAGAGTAGAACGGATGCGCTCCTCTTCGGCCTGCCCTTCGCGTTTGATTGCGTCGATGTTCTCTTGCTCGCGCTTCGCTCGTTCGGCGGCTTCTCGGTTTGCCAGTTGTGCCACCGGCGAAATGCCTTGGTTAAACTGCGTCACATCGCTCTTGCCGCGCTCGTTGAACAGACGGGCCATTTCCGCCGCCTCTTTGTTCACGTCCTTGAGCGTCTTCTCAAGCTTGACAAGTGATCCCGTTTTTTCATCAATGGCCGCTATCGCCGCTTGTTCCGACTCCGCAGACGCATCGGTCCACGTCACGTAATTCATAATTGTGTCGATATAGGCCGTCATCGGACTGATTATAATGTCGATCCATTCCTTGTACTCGCGGTACAACTTTAGAACGCCCGCCACGGCCATCGCCATACCAGCCAGAAACTTCGCGACGGTGTTGATTGCTGGCGCGAGTAGAACCGTTAGGCTTGCGCCGATGCCGTCAATCGCGTTCTTAAACTCCGTCCACCGGTCGTTCGCCTCAACGATTGGTTGCGCCTCGATCTTGGAAATGTTCTTACCCACAAGGTCCGTGATGATTGCGGCCCGCTCAAGCTCCGCGCTGCCCTCTTGGAGCACGGTAACAAGCCCGGCATTCGACTTCCCGAAGAGATCGGTAACCGCAGCCGCCTTCTCGGTCTGAGTTCCGAGAGACGCGATTGCGTTCGATATCATCTCAATCGAACCCGCCGCGCCCGCCGCCGCTAACTCTTCAACGCTCAATCCAAGCCGTTGAAAGTCTGCCGTGGCATCCTTGCTGCCTTGCTGCGCCTGTCCGATTTTCTTTGACAGGAACGTGAGCGCCGAATCTGCGTCCGCGCCAGAGCCACCCGCCAAATCCACGGCCAACCGGAAAGAATTGATTTGCCCGATGCTTGATCCGATTTGATCCGATAGTTTCGCCGAGGCGTCAATGGCCTGCATCTGCGCTGACACCCAGGCCGATAGCCCCGCAACCGCGCCCGTCCAACCAATCGCAGCAATCGAAGTCGATAGCATATCAGTAGCGCGGCCCGTGATGCTCATTTGCGCCGCCGCGCCCTTCATGCCCTTTTCGAAGTTCTCGGTATTGGCAATGAGCGAAACTGCCAATGTCGCGATGTTAGCCAAGTTACCCGCCTTGCTTCACAAACTCGTTTTGCGCTGCGGTAAACATGTCCATGACTTGCATCATTTGTTTCGTCGTCTGTTTTCGCGGTTCTGATTTCTCGCCCCGCCGCACCATGAAGTCAGAAGGCTTGAACGCTGCGCCCTTCACTCTGTGGCAGTTCGCTATCGTGCTTGCCACCGTGCCCGCGCGAAGGTCCGCAATCTCTTCCCCGAATGGGTCAACATTGGAGTAGGCAATCCAATATCCGAATTCAACGGAGTCCATCCGCTCCATCAATTCGAACACCGGCACGCCGAAGGCAAGAGCAAGCTTCATCCAGAATCGGAATTCATCTTGCTCTAGGATTTTTTTTCGGCGTCTTCTCCGGCCTTCTTGCCCATGCCGTTGACGCGAAGGCATTCGACCGCGACGGCTTCGTAAATGTCGTGGTCAATGTTCCCGACTTCTTCGGCAGTGAATAGCGGCTCAACAACAAGCGACTTCGAAATCAGGAGATTGGTGAAAAGGTCTGGCGCGTCCTTGCCCGCGCTGTAAATGTCGTGCCTCTCGCGTCCAGAAATGACGCGGATAACTACATCGCCGATGCCCTTGATGGAAACCGTCTCGCGGCGCGACTTCAAGAGCGCGTCCTTGCCGACTGGCATTCTCATTTCTCCTTGGGCTTGACCGCCTTCTTATCTGCGGCCTTGTCCTGCTCCAGAACAGAGCAAACGCCCGTACCAATCAGGCGATTGCCCTCGTCATCGGCAACGTCCAGCACGTCGCCCTTTTTGTGCGTGCTCCAATCCATATCAAACCGGATTTTCATGGGGCTTTTCCTTTGGCCGATGCCACTCGCAATAGAAGATTGCGGAGCCGGGCTTGAACGTCGCCCATTCCTTGCCTTCGTCGTCTGATTTGCTGCCGGTCGGTATCGCATCGCGGCGCACGCCTACCGCGCGCCGCCCGCAAGTCGTGCACTTCCAATGCTCGTTTACTTCCGGCATTAGGTGCCCGCCGTCCGCGTGACTCCGCCGCTGAACTTGATTTTCGCGGTCGCCGAGTTCTTTTCGTCGAGAGACAAGGAAGGCTCGAAGCTCGTCATAAACGCGCTTCCAACCCACGTCGCGGGCGTCGAAGAGTCGCCCATGGTCACGGTCGTTGACTCCGCCGCGCTCGCAATCGGCGGGAGAGTGTCTGGATTGAACGACATTTCCACGGTCAGTTCACCAGGGTCGACGATCTTCCCGACGATGAACGTGGCGTTGCCGAAAATACCAGCGCCAGCCGCCGCCGTCCCCATGTGGGAAGTCGGAATAGCCACGCGCTGAATGCCTGACCATGAGATGCGGGTAATCTGAGCGAAGAACCCGCTGGAAAACGTGATGGAAGAACCCCATCCGTTTGATGCTGCTGAGGAAGCCATTTGAGTCGCTCCGGTTAGAGCGGCCCGTCCAGTCGAGTCGGTATCCAGAGGATCATTTCGCGCGGAAAAGCGTTCTGGAGGACGCCCTTGTCGGTAGCTAACCTATCCGCGCAAACTGTACAGCCTTTTCACTCCAAAATCAAGAGAGTGTTGGTATCGTTTCCTGATACCAGATTGTAAAGTCCATCCGCGCCCGGTAGAACCCCACTTCGCTACTATTCGTGGGCGGCTCGTAGGAGTTATCGGCGCTTTCGAGGGCCATGGATTGAACCCGCACACTGCCAAGCATCACATTCACCGCCCCATTTGCCGCATTCCTGAGGGCGTCAGCGACCGTTCGACGCGTTGCGCTGGTTGTCGCCCATACGTCAATCTGGATCGTGCAGGATGCCAGCCCTGACGCCGCACGGGCGTGCATGGCGGGTATGTCGGAGACGATTCCAAACGTCAGATAGGGCGCAACGGTGCCTTGCGGGGCAACGTCCGGGAAGATTCGAACGGGCGCAGTGGAGTTCGCACGCAGCAGGTTCGTTATGCTGGCGATTGATGAAAGGTAGGTAAACAGGCCGTCTTCAAGGTTCATTCTTTCGCCACCGTCTCGATGCCTGCGCCGATTTCACTGCCAAGCTCGCTGGTAATGCGGCCACGATTCTCATTCAGCGCCGGGCGAAGGTACGGCTTTGCCTTCATCGTGCGCGTGCCAAGTTCGACGAATGCGCCATAGTAGGCTTCGCCCTTAAACCAACCTTCCCGCGTCTGCACCTGCACGCCAAAGACGGCCCGCTTGCGCGCCTTCATCGCCTTGACTGCCAGCGATGCCTTCAAGACACCGCTGCGCACGGGAGCGCCAGAGCGCGCCGCCGGGAGAACGATATCCTTTGCAACCCGCCGCATTGCGGATCGAACGACTTTCTTTTGCACTTTGGGCGCAAGTTCCTTCAACTTCCGCTCAAGCTCCGGGAAGCCGATGCCAGTGATCGACACTCCGCCGCCTGCCCTAGCCATCCGGCGCACCCTCGACACACATGAGAATCAATTCCACGCTCATTTCATCCACGTTGACGATGCTCGACACGTGAAAGATTCGATCCTTAAACACCACGCGATGCTTGCTGTTTATGGGAATCGGCTTGGACGGCGCGCGGATTCGAATCTCGTGAGTGACTTCCGCCGTCACCTGCTGGCCGTCGAATTTCTCCCGCCCGTCGCTCGGTTTGATGCTGGCCCACACCGTGTAATCGCTCTGCCAAGTCGGCGTCAACGATCCATCGGACGCCTGCGCCTCTATCTGGCGTTGGATCGTGATCCGGTTTCGAAGAGTGCCCGCCGCGATTCCGCTCATGCTCAGCCCATGACAATGACGACTTCGCTCGTCTGCGTGGTCGTGCCCGATAGATCGATGTTCTTCGCACTGCTGGAAATGTCCGGCGTTGCGTCGTTGCCGTACATCGTGATCTCTTGATTCTGCGCAAGTATCATCGTCCAGCTTGCGCCCAAGAGATTGTAAGGATTTGACGCGCCAAATTTCACGGTGAGATTGTTGGCTCCCTTGTTCTTGATTTTGAATAGTTGAACCTTCAACCCTGTTCCATCCACCGCGATTCCGTTTGTACCCGTCAGAGACGTAAGGTCAATCGTCAGCGCGCCGCCGGAGAGCGTGGCAAGGAATACCGCCGTCTTCGTGACGGGTGGCGTCGTGTTGGCATCCAACTGCGCGCTGCTGTTGTACTGGTTCAGGGATTTTAATGTATTTCTCGATATCACCCTTAGTCTTTGGATAAGCAGAGAGAAGGAGTTTGAAGGCTTCTTCCTGGTTAGCGAGAGGATTGGCGATCATTCTATCGTATTGTTCGAGAATGTAAGCTTTTTCCAGTTCTTCCGAAGTAGGTTGGAGAACATCAGCCGAAACCTTTAATTCATATTTAAGATCACGGAAGAGTTGAGGATTAACGCGGTAGAGCTGAGTCTTATCTCCACCCTCCTTCTCGAGCTTCATAATCTCAAAGGATTGGATCATGGCTTCTTCACCAGAGATAGGTTCGGTTGGCATTGAAGGATCGAAAGCTATTTTGCGAGTCTTATTTTTACCATCGACATTCTTTTCTGGGAGCAGGAAAGTCTTGTAAGTCAAAGATGTACCATCAATCTTACTGACCTCACCAATCGTCATGTACTGTAGGATGTCACTCATACGGAGCTTACCATAGGCTTTGACATAGAAGGCAATCATCTTGAGGAAGAGGCCAAGCACGGTCGAGGCATTCTGTTCGATCTTGGAGATTTCATAAGCCGTCTGAGAGCCCTTACCCATCTGATTCCCAGCAAGAATAGGATCTTGAGAGGACTGATTGATTGAGTTCTCAACTTGAGCGAGAGTCTCCATACCCGCTCGGATGTCTTGAGCCACTCGGATAGGCTGCAGATCCGCATCAGGAGAAGAGAGAGTAATAGCTGCACCAGGGATGATAACGTCAGAACCGATGGCTTCGGAACCAGTCACCTTAATTGGGGAGAAGATGTTGAGATAAGTACCATCAATAATCATTGGGTACAGAGTGTTCACAATGTCCGCATCCTGCTTCATCTTGAAGGCCAGAGACTTGTAGTAGAAGAACTTACCCTCATCAATCAGTTCATAGCCGAACTTTACGAACGGATAACGCTTGTCGATACGAGGATTAGGTTCTTCACAGTCCGTGAGCAATACGCCGTTCACCACAATTTGTTTGGTATCGAGTTCTTTATTCCAATAGATAATTTCTTCACCTAATTCACCGGTTAGCTCCTGATCATAGACGTTATAGAAAGTTTGGTTAGGACTATTGTAGAACAATTGAATACCTGGTTTTACATATTTAAAAGTCTCAGGGTAGAGTTTGCCGTACTTAGCTTTCAGTAAGGAGTAAGACTGAATCTTACGCCAGATCAGCCAGCCTTGTTTCTGGATATCATGCTCATAGATGTTCTCAATGTAGAGTTCATCAACAGGCACCACAGTGTCCTTGAATCCAGTGTTGTCCTCATCAATCTCGTAAGTAATGTCCCACCCATTCTTCCCCTTTTTCTTTACTGCCTTATAACATTCCACATAGTCGGTGTTAATGATAGCTGCTGGGTTGATCAGAGCGGAGATGATGGAATAGAAGGAAGTTTGGTTGTAATCACTTTGGTCAGCAGTCCACTCCATAAGGTCACGCATGACAACCGCCGCATCCACTTGCTCATCATTATTATCATCGTAAGCAAAGATCTTAGGGAAGATCAAACGAGCAGTGGCATGAGCAGCGATGGAAACGATCTTGTTACGCACGATTGGCTTCATTGCCCGACTACGCCAAGCCATCGTCTCGTCACCGCCAACTGGATCACCATCATTACTTTGATAAGTGTTCCACGCCATCTGATCCACGGACATACGAGTAATAACTGAGAGGTCGTTGAACTCCGCCCGTGGTTCGTTCATGGTTGTGTCACCGGTTGTAAAGCAACGACGAATCAAAGCGAGCATTTCTTTACTCTTGTCATCAGGACGATAGTCAGAAGCTTCATCAACAACGACACCTTTATCATTGTACGCAAGTTTAAGGGCTGAAGATATTAGTGACATAAGTTTATTATATTAAAATATAGGCCTATTATACTACGAACTGTACTTTTTCCCAAACGAAGGAATATAGACGTGAGCCAAGAATTGCAAAGAAAAAAGGACGTCCTAAAAAACAAAATCTATCCATTGATTCTGGAGAAGGGCGATAGTATTGAGGAGACCAAGATGTACATGCAGGCAGCGGCTATGGGTATCAAGCAGGCTTTTAATGGCAAGATGCTTGAGATGAAGGTTCAGGACTTGAAGATGGTCTCATTGCTCGATAACAAGGCCGATAAGTATACTGACTATGTGAAGATCTTTGACCTCCTAGCCGAGGAGACTATTACAAGTGCCCTCATGATGCTTGAGCATGTACCAGCGGAGATAGACAACCTGGTACGAACTGATAACACTAAACGTAAATTGGCTGATTTAAACCCACAATGGCTGTAAAAAAGACTGATAATTTAACCCCACTCCTCACCGTAGAACCAAACGACATCTTTACGGTGACCAAGGAGGGTGTTGTCTATCTGGGAGCTAACCCTATGGCCAAGGAGGAACTCAAGAGTCTTCAGGAGGAGATTAAGTTCCTGGAGAAGACCCATATCTGGGGTATCCTGACGGCAACCGTGGCTGATGAAGCCAAGCGTATCATGTTTGAACGGTCGGAAACCTTTGAGGATATGCGCACTGGAAAGGCGATACTGCGCAGTATTAGTCTCTTCAAGCGTATCTGTGCCCAGCTCAAATCAGTCAATTTGGAAAATAAGTAAAACAGTAGTATAATATACTCAATAGACCTTTGAAATGAAGCAACGCTAGGCTTTGGGTGGATTAACTCAACCCCTAACTTCTAGCGTTGTTAGGTGTTGAACTAATCCCCTCAAAAGGGGGATTTTTTATTATTCAATGCTCTTGCTGGTCGAGTTAAAATGCCAGTTAAAATAATGAATGATACTTTAAATAATGGAGTTGAATTGCCGGTAACTGCTCCAGCCGGTGAAGAATTAAAACCAGAGGCAGTTGTTCTTCCTGCCGATATAGATTACGAGGCGGAGTACTTCGCTCTCCTCGAAAAGGAAGCTAAAACAGCTCAAGAACGCGACAACTATCGGTTGGGGCTTCTGACAGCTAAAGGTAAGATTCCTGAGCCCGCTATCCCGGTTGATGAAGACCTTGAGACACTTGTCACCAAGAAAGTCCAAGAAACTCTCCTGCGTACACAGGAAGGATCAACCCAAAAGGCCAAAGAAGATTTGGTGAAGAAAGTTATCCAGGAAAACAAAGAGTTAAAACTCGCGTTGACCAACAAGACTGGCATCTCGACCGTTTCCGCTGGTTCAAGTGTCGCTCCAAGTCCAAGCTCGTCTACGAGTTTTTGGACTAAGGAACAAGTTGAAACCTTCAAGAAACGTGGCCTTGACCCAGAAAAAGTAAAGGAGAACTATCTGAAATACAAATCCAAATAGTTTATTCATTTCGTTAATTTAACAAACTTATGGTAGGAGATATTACTATCCTCGATAGTGGCCAGTTTGGTGCCATTGGTTCCCGCAAGTTCGCTGTGGCAGCTTCTGCTACTTTGATCAATGCTGGTGAGCCAGTCGCTAAAGCTCTCGCCGCTGCTGTTGTTACTCCATTGGCAACCAACTCTCCAGTAGTTGGCACTGACTATATGGCCGGTATCGCAGCTTCAACTTCAACTAACACTGCATCCGCAGCTGGTACTGTTGAGGTCATCCCTCTCGCAACTGACGTTACTTACTTGATCGCGCCAAAGGTAGCCGCTACTTTTGACACCCAAGCTGAATACGATGCCCTCGTCGGTGATCGTGTTTTGATCGACTTGACCACTGGTACTTACACAATTTTGGCTGCTGATGGTGCAACCAACGGCTGTGTGATCGAACCTTTGGACATTTCTAAATACCCAGGAAAGGTCGCCTTCTCTATTCGTGGTGCGGTAGCGTACAACGCATAGTTTTATTTATTTACTAGTTTAATAAAAGCTAGTCGATAAAGTGTCCGTTCTTTGTAAAAATTAAATAAACGCATCGAATGGACATATAGTTGATTAGTATCAAAAATATGTTCACAGAAGCCCAAAATTTCGCGGTAGTTCAAACAGAGCTCGACGCTGTTTTCTACCAGAACTTTGAGTACGGAGCTTTCCCTGGTCAGGCAACTGCCAACACCGGTGAAATCTTCAAGCCTCTCCAGACTGAGCATGCTGCTTATATTCAGGAGATCTACAAGGGTTCACAGCTCTTCCCAGCTATTGGTGAAGTGTCTACCGTTCCATTGTCTACTCCTCATGTAGCTAACAAGCTCACGACTTACATTAATGACTATGCCCAAGGCATCGAATTAAGTAAGAATTTGTTCGATGACAACATAGAAAAAGTATGTTATAATAATAACTTACTTTTACTTAGACTTACGATCGCGTAGTCCATGTGTGTTGTATAAATCGGGTTAAACGGGGAAACTTCAGAAATGGACAATCCCGTAGCAAGTGTAAGGTTAAAATCTTATAAAGCTCTAACGACTAGATCTTGAACCTCTTAATTGAGAACATAACAGATCCACGAGTGCCCGACACTCTAAACAAGTGATGATATAGTCTGATCTTTGATAAATAAATATAAGTATGCTAAGATAACACTATGGTTATCATCAAATGTATACATTGTAAGAAAGACAGGCAAGAAACTGACTTTAACCTCTTCCGAGGGAAAAGGAATAAGACTTGTCGAGACTGCCGAGTAAAAAATAATCTCTGGTATGCTCAAGATTTGGGTGGTAGAAAAACTAAGGCTAAGACCTACTACCAACAAATCAAGTCTAAGGTCGCTCAGTACCGATCGGATCTCCGATTAGATAGGAAATATAAACTATCAAGGGAAGAGTGGACAACAAT